TAGGGATTATAAAGAAGGCGACCTTAACTGTTTGCTTCTTAACACGACCCATTTTGGGAATGGACTAAATCTGGAAAACACTGATGATATTATTCTGCTCCATTCACTCAACAAGGAAATGAATCATCAGGTAATTGGTAGGGCACAAAGGCCAGGTAGGAAAACAAAACTTAACATTTGGAATCTAAAATATAAGAATGAGGTTTAGATAGAAGAAGATGTAAAATAGTATAGGCTGGAAATAGAAACCAGAAGACATTTACATACATAAATAGGCGTTTACTTAGGAATTTACCTGTTGGAAATTCGTGTGTCCCATAATTAACATTATATGGATTGTTGCATTGGATGAAATAGTTCACTAAATAAAGAATACTGTTCATAAACTGTCCTCCCATACCAACACTTAGACAAATAGTATATCTATTTTTTTTTCCATAGATATTAAATAGAAAGGCAAAAAGACAGAACAGGGCACAGAATAGTGCGTGTGTACCTTCAATAACCCTACTCCAGTCATCTTTTACAACCATATATTCTCTATCAGCATAGGCTCCATATTCAGCATAAAAAATATAGGCCATTTTCCAGGGTAGAATATAGGAGATGTTATATTTAGAACTCCATACGTGTTCATCTGATGCGATAAGTGTTCTAGAGATATTGTTAACATATTTATAGTGTGAAATAAAGGAAAATTCCCAGAATCCAGTTAAGATTGTAAACATCATCCAATAATAGACTAGTTTATTGATACGTGTTAGTGAAATAATATTTTTCCGAATAAAGAATGCAATAACAATAAAAATTCCTACTTCGATACCAGCAATTTCAAGTCCAGTAAACATTAATATTTATAATGTTCATATCTTTAATTGAATTTAATAAAAAATTGATAACAGTATTAATTTATAAATTTATTATATCATCATTACATCAATGAGTTTTTCTAGTCCAATGTTCCGTTCTATTATTAAAAATATTGATAATGCGTTTGTTAATGGTAAGTCTATTGATTATTTCAGATGTATTATTGATCAATATAGCAAACATGATTATAAAGATTTTCTAGATAAGTTTAAAAATAGTAAAAGGGAAAGGGTTAGTAGTTATGAGATGTTTGTTAATAATGGATATTCAAAGTATCAGCTGTATAAAAATAATAATTATGAAGTAAATATTATTGAATGGGAGAAACAAGCTAAAAGTAAAATTCATAACCATTCTCCAAATGGATGTGTTCTAAAACTAATTGATGGTAGTCTTCTTGAAGATCAGTTTATTTACCCAGAAAGTTACAAAACCAAATCTTATAATCTGGAACCAATTAAACACATAAAAAGAAATATGATTGTTCCGATTCATACTTTTAATACTTCCCAAACACATTCATATTATATTGAAGGATTTCATCAGATTACCAATATTAATAATGACAAATCTTATTCATTGCACTTTTATTCACCGCCGGATTTCATTCCAAAAACTAGTTAGACATTCTACATAATTTATAAAACCAGTAATAGTTTAGAACCATCATCAAACCCTGTAAATATTTAAAATAAGAATCCAGATAATATAGTTGATGATAGAATAAATAGGTGTTTAGCATAAGTCTGAATGGAATGTATAGAATAATAGTAAGTATACTTAGAATTTTATATGCTGGTACATCCTTTTTTTGTTTTAAATACAGCAACCATGTCATATTTAATGGAACTGTTGTGATTTCTGTTAAATAATTTAGTGATACATAGTAATAATAGTTTGGTACAATCGGGTAATATTGTTTATATAATATAGCAATTATTATAGCAATATGATGGAAAACCATTTGAAATTTAATTTTAGAATTACTAATTAGTGTATAATAAATATCAAAAAAGTTATAGACAAGTGAATAATCTATGAGAATATCATACCAATATATATCTAATACGTTACCTAATTTTAATAAACTAAAGAAGGCTAAAATAGAAGCATGGATGCTAGAAGTATAACAAACAATTTCTTTATCATTTCGTGTGACAAACAAGTGATTATTATTTGGGGAGTGTATCTAAAATTGTATAGGTGTGTATATAATATTACAATTATAGGAGATATATACAGATTTATAAAGTTTAATAGACTAATAACGAAAATACTATTATATAATATTTCTGCGAAACGATCAGAAGTCATTAAATAAATTATTAAAACTTATTTAAGTATTTTAATAGAAAATATTTATAATGCAGATTTTTGTAAAAACACTAACCGGTAAAACTATTACGCTTGATATTGAACCAACAGATACTATAGAAAATGTTAAATCTAAAATCCAAGATAAAGAGGGTATTCCACCGGATCAACAGAGACTTATTTTTGCTGGAAAACAATTAGAAGATGGAAGGACTCTAAATGATTATAATATTCAAAAAGAGAGCACGCTTCATCTTGTTCTAAGATTGAGAGGATAATATTTGTATATAGTATGTTTTTATTTTTGATTACTGTAGGATTAGATATAGCTATGATTGTAGGGTGGTGGACAACTAAACTTACTTTTAGGATTATTTATTATGGAGGTAGCTACATTTTTACATATTATAATAGCAATAGATTAATAGAATATAAAGCTTAAAAAAAGATGTTATATAAATGACTATTACAAATGTTGATATATGTTGTGGGTTAGCTTGGGGTGATGAAGCCAAAGGAAAAGTAGTAACAGAGTTAATTAAGGAATATAAGTATGATTGGGTGTGTAGGTGGTCAGGTGGCAGTAATGCAGGGCATACTATTTATTATAATAATATTAAATATAATACTAATGTGATACCATCAGGAGTATTTTATGACAAAAAGTGTTATATTGGTCCACAGTGTTTTATAAATTTGGAAGATTTAGATAATGAAATGAAATATATAGAAAATAATGGATTTAGTATAGATAATATCCGTGTATCTGATAGGGTTCATATTGTTACTAATGAACACAAAAAGGAGGATGTTCTAAAATATAAAGGTTCTCAGGGTTCTACCGGTAAAGGTATTGCACCATGTTCCAGGGATAAATATGGACGTACTGGTATTCGGTTGATGGATATACTAGATACTTATGATTTTTCTGGATTAAAATGTTTTGATAAAAATAAGCATATTATGAAGGAAGAATTAAGTGGAAATATCTTATGTGAAGGAGCTCAGGGAATATGGTTAGATATAGATTATGGCAATTATCCTTATGTTACTTCTTCGACTACATTACCATTTAGTGCTTGTTCATTGGGGTTTTCACATCAAAAAATCAGGAATGTTTATGGTGCTGCTAAAATATATGATACTCGTGTTGGGGTAGATCCTGATTTTGGGGATGAACTACTACAAAATGAAACACTAAATAATATTGCTATTATTGGAAAGGAATTTGGAACAACAACCGGAAGAAAACGTAAAGTAAATTGGTTAAATCTATCAAAATTAGTAGAAGCTATAAATATATCAGGAACAACTCATGTTATTATATCGAAAACCGATATTTTAACGGAAATAGATACATATAACTTAATAGAGGATGAGATCAAATCATTTTGTTCTTTAGAAGAGATAACAAATTATATAGATAGTGTTATTAAAAAAAAATGTGAATTTGTAAAAAATATTATTTATTCTGATAATCCAAGACATATTCGGTTCGATTAATTTTAATAATATAAATATTTTTAATACTATATGGAATACGCTGATATTAATTCAATGTTATCTGGTTTAGAATTAAATGAAACTAAAAAAGAACCAGAAAATAAAGAAGATGAAGATGAAATATTAAAAATAAAAAGAGAATCAAATAACCGTTTGTGTTTTAGGGATATGGATCATCAAAAACATAGTAACTTGAAAACAATTAATTTTAATAAAGATGAGGATGAAACCGAGAATAGTTTTGATAATACAAAAAAAATTAATAAAGAGTTAAATAATCGCATGTTTGATTTGAATTCTAATGCAAAATTAAAACCTATTATGGATTTCTACCCTAAATCTTCTAGAATGGTTAACAAACTCGCCAAATCTAATAATTAGATTGTGCTAGCCATGGAATAGACGAGGCACATTCATAAGAAACTTCAGTTAGGGCAATGAGAACATAGTAACCACCGGTTCTTCTACTTTCAGGGTCTATACCAGATGACACTAATTTATTCATTTCTTCTAATACAATTTTAGATAAAATATTTTTTTCTTGAGGATATAAATTAATAATATAATTTAATTGGTATTTGAAAATGTCATTATTAGGAACAATTTTACATTTTTGTTCCATAGTTATTTGTACCCTATAATTCCAGATATCTTCTAGACATCGGTATAATTTTTTTATATAACTAAAACTTAGATTTAGAAACCAGTTTATATCGGAACCAAATGATATAATATTTAATGAATCTATTTTATCAAAAACAGTAAATACTTTATTTTTTATAACTTGTTCTTCGGTTAATTGAGAAGGTGTTTCGATAATAGTACTGACCTGTTTATTTTCAATAATCTTAAGTCTATTTTTTATAGATTTTATAGTTTTTTCTGATATTGGTTTACGATTATATGGATTTATGTTAGAATTTGCTATTAATTTTTTTAGTGATCTAATATCAAACCCATATCTAAAATTTTCATTATCCAGATAGCTATAAAAAAATATAGGTTCTATTTCTGTTACTTTATCTAATGTAAAAAAATCTTCATCATTTACACATTTGTTTGCATATTTCATTCTAAATTTATTCTGAATAAAGATAATCGTTTTTTCATGTTTGCTATAATAATTATTACTATTATAGTATTGTTTTAACCTTTCTAATAGTACTGGTTTCTTTCCAACACAATTTAATTGTAATGATTTTAGTGTTTTTCTAATAGAATCAACATATATTCTTTGTTTATTTTTTAGTTTATAGTCTAAATCACTAGACGTGAGTATTTCTTTATCATCTATCATTAAAATAATAGTAGATATTTCTTTAAATTTATTGGAAATAGATTTAATTAATTAAATTAAATTGATTAAATAAAAAAATTGATTTTCAAAATTCTCCAATGAAGAGAATACAAACACATAAACATGTCTCTCGTCAAAGGAAAGAACGTCTCTATGTCTGCTGTTACCGTCTCTGCTGCCAAGTCTCTTGACAATGGTGCTAAGTTGGTCTATGTAAATTATAATAAGGGTAGGTTTAATGTTCAGACACCTCCTATGGAGTTGGCTTGGGATGTAAACTGTTATAATGAGGGTCCTTACCCTAAATATAGTTGTGAAATTTCCTTCAAGGGTATGGATGAAGATACTAAGCAAGGTCGTGATCTCAAGGGATTTCACGATAAGATGGTAGAACTAGAAGAGAAGCTTGTAGAAGAAGGTGTAAAGAATGGTAGTGCTTGGTTCAAGCTTCCTAAGGGGAAGGTGAATAAGGATGTTATTAGTTCTAAGTTTGGTCCTCTTGTCCGAGTTTCTAAGAACAAGGAAGGAGAACCAGATGGTAAGTGGCCTTCTACAATGAAGTTGAAGCTACAGTACAAGGATCTAAAGTTTGGTTGTAAGTTGGTTGATACTGAGGGAGAACCAATTGATATTAATAACCCAGAAAGTGGTCAGGATATTGAGGCTACACTAGTCAAGGGTGCAAAGGTAAAGTGTGTTATCCAGTGTGTTGGTCTCTGGATTGCCTCGGGCAACTATATGTGTCAGTGGCAACTAGTTAAGGCTGAAGTAGATGTTCCAGAAGGGATGGTTGGTGATGATTTCCTACCAGAAAGTGATGGTGAACTAGATGATGATGAAGAGGAACAAGCATCACCTAAGATGCTAGCAGATAGTGATGATGAGGAATAAATAGTTAGTTAGATACAAGTAGTTTAGATAGATAAAATAATTAGTATATATAATTTTTTTTTATTCTCTATAATGTAGTCCAAAAAAATCTTTATATATTATATATGAATAACAATCCATCCACTAACCTTTTTCCATATCTCTCTGCTTGGTTTCTTGAGTCGGACAGCCGCATCAGGTCTAATTATATCCCAGATCAGCTCCAATATTCTTACGATGGTGAGTGGGATACGTTCAATGACCCGGAACATGGACGGGTTTCTTATTGGAAGTGGTATCCAGAATTCTGGTCGTCCTCCCGCTCAGATCAGGAACGCGAACGCATACGACTCGGGTTGAACCATCTTCCTCGTCATCGCATCGCAGAACGGGAAGAATCTTTAGAAAATAACCTCTTGAACCCTCCTCCTCGTCCTCGCATCGCAGAACGGGAAGAATCTTTAGAAAATAACCTATTGAACCCTCCTCCACGTCCTCGCATCGCAGAACGGGAAGAATCTTTAGAAAATAACTTCAATTTTGGGTACGAAGAAGACACAAACTACGAATCAAATATGAACAACCCGAGTCATCCACTATGGCAACCTCCACATTCTCCAATACCATCTAGTTATAATAATTCTAAGAATAATGTTGCAATGCCATTTAGAGCACGAGCACAATCTCAGACAGAAAATAATAACAAAATACTAATTCTACCATCTTATTTTCAAGACAATAATAGCCCCCCTATATTTAATCCTTTACCTGGAAGGAAAAACTCCTTGAAAAGGGATTTCCCACCGGACTATAATAATAAAGACAACAACAACAGTAAAGTAAAAAAATATAAAAAAGAACTTAAAAATCAATTAAAAAAGGTAATAAAAACCAAAAAAGGATATTACAAAAACACACCAGATGAAAGACGATATAACCGTGTAGGATTGCCTCTGGGTTCTAAAAGAATAACTCCTTCA